AGAGCTAACTATTATGAATTAAGTCGTTACGCTTCTTACCAATAGTTAGCTCTCTATTATCTTTTGCTACAAGAATTTCTACTTCTGGGGTTAGTTGAGGTTTTAGTCTTGTTTTAAGGCGCTCAAGATAATTCTCTCTACCATTCACTGTGCAAATTAGCAAACTAAGTCTCTTGTAAGGCTTTGGAACAAATCTAGTATTCCATTTTTCTTTGAAGATAGCATGCTGAAAATCCATACTACATAAATTACGATCTTCTGCTTTAATAGTTCCATGAGACTTACTAAGCAAATGATGTATATGAGAGCTTGTACACAAGCCATGCTTCACATTGTAAGAGTTATACATCTCGACCCAGTCATTGTCTTGATAATAAAAGGCAAAGCGTTCATCAAAACCACCTAAAATATTAAATAACTTTCTACGAATAATAAAACTCCAACCAGTAAACTCGTAAGAGGTTCTTGTTCCAATGTGAAGTTCTTTTAATGAGCTAAAGATAGACTCGGTATGTCTGTGCCACTTACGATCAATTGGGCTAACAGACATTAACTCAGGATCAATTTCAAATTGTTTTGCAATAGCAGTAAACCAACCCTTGTAATAAATAACATCATTATTTGTAATTAGCACCAAATCGTTTTTACATTCTCTCAAACCAATGTTTAAGTATAGATTGTAATTAAATTTAGGTACTTGTGGGATAAGAAACTTTGCTCTTATTTCAGAAAGCTTGTGAGTAAACAAAGAAGAAACTTCTTTGCAAGATTCAACAACAATTACGTTAAATTTATGCTCTGGTTCTGAATCATGAATAGAATCAACAGTTTGTTTAAGAATATCAAACAACTCGTTAGTAGTTGTGTTGCTAAGAATAATTACATCGACGTCCATAGAGTTTTAGTCTTAATAGCCTTTAATCTTTGCAGAACAATGTCCTGCTTAGTATCAGAAATAGATACAGGAGAGTCTTTATATATCAAGCTGAAATAATTGGCTCCATCTTGAATATTCTTTTTCCAATCTGATCTTGGTCGAATAGTAGAATCGTTTTCTGAGCAAGCCAATTCTTCGAGAAAATCACTTGAATTAACAATATCAGGCCACCACCAATAGGCTGGTAGATACCCGTTTAGAACAGCTCTATAACTGTGTTCTACATGTTCCCAAGCATTAACAAAAGTCTCATCAAACAAACCAATTCTCATTAGGAGATCCCTGCTATAGTAACAGAAGCCACCTACGCAATTAGGGTTGAATGCTAGTTTAGTTTTACTATATTCAACTACACAGCGAGGGTCTGGCTTTTTATCTTTCTTATTAGCTGGACCGTGATATCCAAACATTAGGTGTTTAATGCCAGAATCTTTACTCGCCTTAATATATTCATCAAAGACGTTAGAGTCTTTAATAAAAATATCATCTTCAAGCAAAAAGATATCAGTGCAATCTTGGTTAAGCAAATGAAGCATAGCTTTATTTTTGCTACGACCTACACCAATATTCTTTTCATTCTTTAAGTATGTTAAATTCAGAGTATCTACTATTGATGGTAAAGGCTCATTACCATCGTCTACAAGAACAACCTCATCAAGCCTATTAAAAGGTATTGTTTTAAGAACCTGTTTAAGGAATACAGGTCGATTGCAGGTAATAATACCCAGTCCGATTTTTTGTTTTGTTTTAGTTTCTATCATCTTGACAAGTCCATATTTGGAGGTTAAACCGATTATTTTCCCAAGGCATAGCTGGATCACAGATTACTTCTGAGCAAGCATGCGGTAATCTAGATGGAAAAATACATAAGAAATTATTTTTAAGAGGGTATTCATAACATTTACCCTCATGCATAAACAGCTGGCTACCACCCTTAAGTAGAGATTCATCTTTGACAAGAGTATACGACATGGTAAAGACAGGTGTCATAGCTACTTCTTTACCTTTAATTGAAAGACCGTAAATTCCATCATCAGAATGCCAATTATAATAATCACCATTACCGTAGCTAATAATATGAGTTCTTCCATTAAGACCATATCGAGAACCCAATTGAAACTCTCTACTCTTGCATTGACCCATAAACTTGAGTATGCCTTGATGAAAGAAAAACTTATCAAGGTTGTTTAATGCATAGCCAGCTGGAATGTTATGATCAGGAAGCCAAACATCACTACCCCAACAAAGATGGTTTAAATTATTCTTAGTTGTTTCAAAATCAGTAGAAGTATCTTGCTGTCTTGTTGCACCATCTCCAAATTTCCAAACAGGGGTACCAAAATACTGTTTGATATCAGTCATTTCTTTATAGATAGTATCAACAACAGCTCTTGGAAGAAAGTTTTCAGCCCATATAATAGGTGGGTCAGTTTCCTCATGTAGTAAGAACATACATTTTATTTTAAAGTAAAAATTTGGATTTTCAACTAAATATACATATATATCTTTGATTATGTCATCCAAAACTCCAAAGACATTTAATGTAGCAGAGAAGTTTGAGCTTTCTGAAAATCACAAACGGATTGTAGATGCTATATTAGATAGAGACAATAAGCTTATCTTTATTGATGGACCAGCAGGTTCAGCCAAGACATACTGTGCTGTATTAGCAGCCTTAAAACTTGTTCAAAGAAAGAGCTTCAAGAGCATTCTTTATTTGAGAAGCATTGCTGAATGTTCTAGTCAAAAACTAGGTTCATTACCTGGAGAGTTGCATGAGAAGATTGGTCCGTTTGGAGCCCCATTTTTGGAAAAGCTTAGCGAAATGATTTCAGAGGCTGCAATTACTAAGTTAGCATCTGAAAGCGCTTTAGATATTCAGCCTCTTAACTTCTTGAGAGGTACTACATTCCATGATAAGATTGTATTGCTAGATGAGGCTCAAAATGCTGAACTCGATCAGCTCATCATTGTTCTAACCCGTCTTGGAGAACACGGAAAGCTTGTTGTTATCGGAGATAGTAACCAAGTAGATATTAGAGATAAGAAGAGCTACGGAAATGTTGTAGCTAAGTTTAATAGTGAGGAATGTAAGAGTGTTGGCATTCAATCCTTCACTCTCACAGAAGATGATATTAAAAGAAGTAAGATCTTAAAGTTTATTGTTGGTAAGCTTAATGAACTTAAGTCTAACCGTTGATGTGAAACTTAAGAGCTTTGGAAATCTTTTCCATAATCTTTTTAGGATGATTTCCTTCTTTTAAAAGTCTATTGTACTCGCTTTTGAAGCTTGTAATAAACTCTTCAGACAACTTTAGATTTCTTGGATAAAATAATCGAGACTGTGTTCTTAACGGGGCATAGTTCTCGAGTAATTTATTGAAGTTGTTATTGAATTCTTTCATCATAGTATTTATTTTTTGCAATGAAAATTTAAAAACCAATTAGACTGTGCTTTTGTATGAGCAGTAGCCTTTTTGGTTTTTAGCTTTCTAGCCTTGCTACAAGTCATCTTGCCTTTACCGAATTTCTTGGTAGCTTTAGCTTTAAGAGTACCTTTACCACCTCGCGGAGTGGTGCGGGTGGTTTTTTCTAAAAGAGTAAAAAATCTCTTTTCGTACTTGTTCACTACAATTATTTATTCTTTTTAGTTTGTTCGCGCCAAAGATATTAGTTTATTTTTTTAAAAACGTATATAAACTCTCCCAATTATAAACTCTATCCCCTGTCCAGTTTTTATTGTATGGGTGATCCATAATTATACTTCGCAACCCAACTTGTTTACCGCTTTCTGCATGAGAAACACTATCCTCTAACCAAAAATAATTTTTATCCTTGTACTGAACTTTAAGAAAATCTAATTTACTTTTTTTAAAATCTAAACTACAATTAATATAGTCAAACACATCTCCAAATAGGTGTTTTAAATTGTTTACTCTTAACCTTTGAGCGTATTTGTCAATATGTAAACAACTGATAACTTCAAACCTCCAACCATCTTCTGCTAATTTTTTTACAAATTCTTGAGCATCTCGGAAAGGCGGAAGAAAACCAACTGCTCCACTTTCATTAAACCTTGATATACAATCTAAGGCTACCTCTTCAGGTAGCCCATATCTAGCACCTTGATAAAAAATGTGGTCGGTGTTAGGTAATCTTTCATAGCCTCGCTCACTCATCCATACATCGAAAGCAAAAGACCAGTCAAGTAAAACACCGTCACAATCAGTGATTAATTTCTTATGCATTTTTTATATACTTGTTTAATTCTTGCCAAGTACCTAAATCAATATAATCCTCTACTTCGATCCCCTTACTTAAATACAAAGGGGTACTTTTTATCTCGTTTAAAAGTACCCGCTGCTTCAAGGTACTTTTTTCCATAAATGTTATGCTTTGATCGAATGCTCTTTTTCTAAACGCAAAACTACACCAAAAAGCATTAAATCTCTCTAATTTTTCTTGCGGCTTATCTTCATATAGTTCTATTATATTGTTTTCATTAATATAAAGGGAACCTTTTGTTTTAAGCATAGCAGGGTTCTGTTCTCTTTTATAAAAAAAAGAGAATCCGGTTTCTGTAAGACTATTTTCTACAGATGTAAATAAATCCACCCCTAAACCTAGTTTCATTAATGTGTCGGGTAGTAATATAACATTGTGTTCTCCAAACAAATGTTTTGCGCTTTTTATAGCACCTGTATATTCTTGCTCATTAGGGTTTTGAAAAGTAAAACTAATATCAAACCTATCTTTATACTTGGAAAGATAATTTACAACATCTAGTTTATTTTCGTTTATAACTATAACAAACTCTACATCTTTTCTACCGTAATCTCTAAAAAAATTAAACGAAAAATCAATTAGAGAAGAATCTTCATCGACTCTAAGGATTTCTTTTGAATATGGTAATTTTAACCTACTACCCTTACCAGCTGCAGGTATAATTACAGTTAGTTTGCTCATATGTCTCTTTATTTATTTTTTTCAGGTTTCTTTTGCTCAGGTCTTGCCAAGGCTTCTAAGGCCTCAATATCTTCCATGCCGAGATTTGGATCGTTAAAGATATTAGCATTAGGGTCCATTGAGTCTCCATCCGCATCAAGATAGAGCTTCATGATCTGAATACGTTCATTACGCTCACCGTATGTTTCAATAATAGGTGGTCGATCATCAGCATGAAAATAATTAGATTTTGGATTATCTCTATTTTCCATTGCAAACACCTTAAAGAGATTATCAATCTCAACTCGCATAAAAGGGTTAGCATCTCTCATACCATCTTCTTGAATATCAGGAGTCTTGGCTGCTCTTGTAATTGGGATATAGAAAATAATATCAATATGTTTTAGAGCATCACGAACAACTGGGATACACTTCTTAATAAAGTCAAAATCAATATCTCCAACGTTGTGATGATAGGCCCACATAGAATACACGAGATTATCTAGCGGACAACGATCAAATACAATTCTATCACTTTTGCGAGTACCTTCTAGTTGCTTGACCATAAAGTCAAGAATAGCCTGTTGGGATTCTTTAGTAGTTTTTGAGCTATGGGTTAAACCTTTTTCAACTAAAACATCTCTATATGTCTTTTCTGGAGATTTATAGTTAGTCCACTCAGCAAGAAAATCTTTAATCAGAGTAGATTTGCCCATGCACTGGGCACCGGAAATGGCAATTCTCATGATACTATTATATAGTTCATGTATTGATAAATCTACTAAAAGTTAAACATTGGTGACTCTCCCTGAAAGAACTTAACAGACCCAACATTCAATAGAGATTTAATCTTTTGTTTATCTTCCTGTGTAAGAAGTGTAAACATATTTCTATATGTCTCGTCTGCTATATTAATGTTCTTTCGCTTGCACATACCACAGCTAGTCTTTCTAGCAGTACTAACAACACCCATGAAGCTTTGTATCTTAGTGCTTGTAAAGTGAGTATTGTTTGTATTAAGAAAATCGTAAAACTCGTTGAAGTTTTTAAAAATATGTTCGCTCATAGTTCTAGCTTTTTAATTAATAAGTATGAAATATAGATACCATACCAATACAATGATACATAAAAAAAGTCTGGAATAATATTTATACTGAACAATAATACTGAAGACCAAAAAGAAATACAAAACGGGCAAGCCAGCAGACTGGTAATAACATTTTTATATTCTGTTTCTAAAAACAAAGGGAAGTCAATGTTGTTTAAATTTCTTCGCCATCTCCTCACAAGGCCTACTTGATCCATTGATACAAAAGAAAGAACATCTGGAATAAGACTAGTGTCCTTCCAGATGTAAATTAACAACGAAATAAAAATAACTAGACATACGCTTAAATCAAACAAGCTCATATATCTAGTTATTTATATGTATCAGACTTTCAAGCCCTTAAACCTTGAGAGCTTTATTCCACAAGACCAATTGCAATCGAGGACTAAAGTTAAAACCATGCTTCTTGCAAACCTCTGCTACCCAAGGAGCAACAGCATTATGCTCATCTCGAGAACCACAGCAAGGCATCAACCAAATTTGATCTTCAGTAATACTAAAAGGTTTGATATACTTTTCGATAATCTCTTCAACATCACTATCTTTCTGCACAACAAACTTAAAGTAAGAGTAGATACTAGCGTGGTAAGCAATAACCTCTGGAACGTATCTCTTCTCTTCTGGATCTCCGTTAGTAGACAACTTAGGAGACACAGTAAAAGTAGCATTTATACTTTCCCAAAAACTTGAAGGATTAATCGTACAGTTAGTTTCAAAATCAATAACAGGATAGAAATCGAACTTTCTGAAAAAGGCTTCAATAAACTCAATCAAAGCCTTTTGCTGAATAAGAGGTTCACCACCAGTAATCTTAAGAACATGATTGCCTTTCAACTTATTTAGGTAATCATTATCTTCAAAGATCTTAAAGATCTCTTCAAAGGTTAGCTTATTCTTCTTAGACCAGCTAACATAGCTATCACAACCAAACGGAGAATCAGGAGACTTAAACCCGATGCAAGTCAAGTTGCACATTGCCAATCGCATGAAGATGCTTGGCTTACCAACCAAATGACCTTCACCTTCGATAGTTTCAAAGACAAAGTCATCAGAGAGAAATAATGAACTCATAATTTAATGATATAGGAATCACTCTTAAGTTCAAGCCCATTTAGTACCAAAGTCCCAGGTACTAGGACGATTCTTACCACCGACTGGAACCCCTTGCGGAGGAGCATCAGTCTGCTTAGGGGTAACCCTAACTGGTTTATTTGTGTCATAAGCCAAGGCTTCAGTCTGCTTTTCAGACTTAGCAGGCGGAGCCCAGACAGGTTCAGCAGTCTTACCCTTCTTGCCTTTGCCTTTAGCAGGCGCAGCCTCAGCTTCATCAGCAACTTCTGCTGTAGATTCTTGAGCAGTTTCAGCAGAATAAATAGCAGAGTTCTTCTCATGCTCAAACACCTCAACAGAATGAGCTCGAACTCGACCGCTAGTCTTATGCTTCACGTAGCTATCTGCAGCATTAAAGCAATACTTTGCAAACAACTCAATTCCAACCCCTTCATCCATAACAACGATTGAGGCAGCTCCAGCCTTTTCAAGAGCCTCAAACTCTTTCATAGCAGGGTCATTCTTAGCAAGAACGAGAGTATGATCAAACTTCTCCTGCAAGAATCCCTTCAATTCGTCAAAGTCTCCGAAGTCAACAACCCAATTGTTGCCGTCAAGAGAATCAGAAGTAAACGTAAATTTACCAACCAATCGATAACCATGAATGAATCTGCAATGGGACTTTGCATTAGGCTGACGAAATGCAGCACTTCCGAGTTCAATAACCTTCGTGGAATAATATCTCATACTCAGATATGTTATGAACATTTTTCCTAGAATCAAGCCTTGACTTGAACGAATTTGTCTCTATAATAGGCGTATGAATGATGAGATTAGAGAGAAAGATTACCTCCTCCCGACTGCTAACAGTTCTATGGCTTTGACAGAAGAGCAAAAGCTTGCTATTATCGACAAGGGTGCTAAGGCATATGAGACTTTTTTGGATGCTCTTCGCATTGACTGGCGTAATGATCCGAATAGCGCAGGTACTCCTCGACGTGTTGCAAAGTCGTACGTGTTTGATTTAATCTCTGGGTGCTATGAGGCTCCGCCGAAGATTACTTCTTTTCCTGCTGATGGTTATGATGGCATCGTCTCTCAGACGAATATTCCGTTGACTAGTATGTGTAGCCATCACCATTTGGCCTTTACTGGATTGGTGCATGTTGCTTATATTCCTAGTCTTGAAGGTCGTGTTATTGGCTTGAGTAAGCTCAATCGTATTGTTGAGTTTTATGGTCGTCGACCTCAGATTCAAGAAGGTTTGACGATGCAGATTCATAAGGCTATTAACGAGGTCTGCGAGCATAACAAGGGTGTTGCAGTTGTTGTTAAGGCTCAGCATACTTGTGCTTGTAATCGAGGTGTGAGACATCAAGGTTGTTATATGGTTACATCTAAGCTGTCTGGAGACTTCTATGATGACGAGAAGACTCGCAAGGAGTTTTACGACTTTATTAAAATGGCTGAAGAGTAGTCTTTCTACCTGGCTGCAGTAAATAATACTGTATGTCAGGCGCATTTGAACATAAAATTTTAACTGTTAGTCAGTCAAAGCAAGCCGGTCTTCTTGGCCCAGCGAAAATCGCTGCTAGTAAACCCGATACAGGTGTTACTATAGTCAAGAAGTCGGCTTATTTTGTTATTAGGGATTGTGCAAAAATTACTGAAAAGTATCTCGTACACCATGTTTGGGGTGAAATTAAAAACCCCATTGATAGGCTCGAAGGAGCATTTACCAGAGCTGAAATTGAAGATTTCTTATCTAGAGCCAAAAGAGATACTGAAACACAGCAATTGTGTTCTGTAATTCTAGAAGACATTCATAAGAAGAATAAGCTTGAAAATACAGGCATTGTATCTCCTGTAGCTGATGCTCCGGTAGTTAAATTTGACTTTACCGAATTTGAGAATGATAAGATTTATGGTGATTATGATACTGGCGCTCCACAAGCAGACGTTGTAGAAATTCCAACTGGGGTGTTACCAGAAAAAGAAAAGTCAACTTATGAGCTATTTCTTGAAGCCTTTAAACCTAAGTTATAAATAAAATTATGAGTGATGATACATCTTTCGATATGGAGTTGCCAGACATTCCAATGCCTGGTCAAGAAATTAATACCGACATTGAAGACAAGATACAAGTAGGGTTTAAGTTTAGCTTTGTTGGAGCTGGTCAAGGTGGTTCAAGAATCGCTGAAACCTTTCACAAGCTTGGCTACAAGAGAACCTGTGTGCTTAATACCGCTCAGCAAGACTTGGCAACAATTGAAGTTCCAAACAAGCTTAAGATTGGTACTGATTCTGGAGCAGGTAAGAATAGAGAAGTTGCTAAACAGGCTTTAATTGAACAGAGAGAAGATGTTCTTGATCTATTCAGAAAGTCTTTTGCTGGTAACTTTGATCGTATTTTTGTTTGCGCTGGTGCTGGTGGTGGTACTGGTTCTGGAACAACAACTGAGCTAATTAAGATTGCTAAAGACTACCAAGATTCAATTAAATCTACTTCTGAAAAGGTTGGTGTATTTTTAGCCTTGCCAAAGAACACTGAAGGTAAGAAGTGTGCTGAGAACGCTCTTAAGACTTTAACTGAGGTTCTTGAGCTCGTAGATCAAGGAATTGTTTCTCCATTGGTTATTATTGATAATGAGAAGATTAATACAATCTATCCAAGATTGTCTATTAATCAGTTCTGGAATACTTCTAACAACAGCATCTGTTCTCTATTCAATCTATTCAATAACATTATTACAAAGAACAGTAGCTATACTTCTTTTGATAATAAGGATTATAAGACAGTGCTTGATAGTGGTATTATTGTATTCGGTGCAACCCAAGTTACTCAATGGTCTGACGGTACTGAGATTTCTAAAGCTATGAGAGATAACCTCAAGAAGAATATCTTGTCTGGTGGCATTGATCTCGGTACTGGTAACATTGCTGCTGCAGTTGTTGTTGGAGATTCAAATGCTCTTGACAATATTCCACAAGAGTATCTTGATCAGGCTTTTGAGCAGCTTACCCGTACATTGAAAAACAACTCAACTGTACACCAAGGTATCTATAAAGGTAACAAGGCTGGCTTGAGTATCTTTACTGCAATCGGTGGTTTAGGTAAACCAACCGCTAAAATAGAAGAGCTTAAGAAGTTATCTACTTAGCCTTGTTGAGGATGTCGAATAAAGTTTTGGCATCCTCTTCACTTGTACCAGGTGGCAATGCAGCTTTAAAAGCATAATAATCACCAGCTTTAGCAAGGGCTCTTACTTTAGAGCCCTTTACTGTTTTTACATCATTAGGATCTATTTTACCCGACATTGCTCTTTCACCACCTAGAGAAACAACACCAACCTTAGTTCCATCTCTCATTGGAGTCTTAAATGTTTCTTCGTTATCAGCTTTACGATCACTACCGCTAATTATGCTTACAATAGGGTATTTTAAAACGTTGTGTAAGTAACCTGCAGCATGTTGAGGGGTAGTAATTCTATCATTTTCAACAACGTTAATATCTGCGTAGTTTGGATTGGTTTTAAATACAGATAGCCTTGCTTTGTATGGAACAGGGTTCTTATCTCCCTTTTCACTTGGAGATAAGAATACATAGAAGTCTGCGTTATTTTTATCTGCGTATTCTTTAGCGAGTTTAATTAGGTAGTCATGACCAGCTGTTGGAGGATGCATTCTTCCAAATATAAAGTATGCAGCATCTTTCTTCTGCTTAGAGTTTAAGTCTGCATGAGTTACAACTGCCTCGTATATCTCATTAAAGGTTTTCATTATTCGTCTCTAGTTTCAGCTGTATCTGTTTCAGATGGAATTTCAAGAAGACCAGCATCATCAATAACCTTCTTTAATACACCTAACATTTCTTCAGCGTTCTTGGCCGTTACTTTCTTAGTGAGTAAATTGGTTTGAAATCCACTAAGATCAACTGTATTAGGATCTAACCAGAAGGCTTTTTTTATCAGGTTAATGAGATAGATTACACCTTCTGGGGTTGGTGTTTTATCTTCTTCCTCTTCTGGCTCGTCATCAATAGGAGTAGTTGCGTCTTGTGGCATTGGCATATCACCTGTTGCCAATGACTGTGGTCCTTCAGGAGCATCTCCAATTTGAGGAGAAGAAGGAATTGCGACACCACCTTCACCCTGTTCATTAATTTGAAGAAGGTATTTTACAACGGTAGCGTCAAAGGATGATATATTAGGCTTGGGCATAGCTTACTCTTGGTCTATTTGGATTGTTTAAGGTTTCAACGTTATCGCTTACTACTGTCTTTGAAAGATTGGCTTCTTTATCTACATCCGGATTTAAGGAATTAACATTACCAGTCTTCTTAATCTTACTCATGGTCTTTATCTTAGCAACAATTTCTTGCTCAGGCTGAGTCAAAGGCTTACCTACAGCTAGCTTGTTAATTGTAGTTCTGATATCACCTTCATTGTCCTGAAGTTGTAATCTTGCAATAGATCTTGGTGTACCAGCTCTAATTTTTGTCTTGTCAATATCTTGTTCTAAATCACCTGCATCCATCATACCTGGCAATGGTCTAATAGGGCTAGCATTAGGATTAATACCTGTATTGCCTGATTGGCCGAAAGTACCTGCTGACGAATACTCAAGAAGACTGTAGTATTTGTTAAGAGTTTCCTCAAATTTACTCATACTATTATTTATACAATCCATGCTTTACTTTCAGATCGTTAAAGTACTCTTCTGATAAAAACGTTAATTTATACTTCTTTGCGAATGTTTTAATACTTCTAAATGAAAAATCTTTTTTGTTCTTTTTATCTATCTGAATCTTTAGCTTTTCTTTTAATTCCTGCATTTCTCCTGAATTAAACTTATCATCAATACATTCAAATGGAAGTTTATCACAGTAAAAAACAATAGGTAAAGTCTTGTTTAATCTACTAATTAATAATTCTACCTCTTTATCTGATAAATTATCTTGAGTGTTAAAATAAAAAACATAAGCAAAATATGTTTTTTCTTTGTTATAGATTTCACAAACTGTCTTAATAAAGTTGTGGTAGAAAAACTGTTTGTGGTGGTCTGTGTTTATTGAAAATAATTGACCGTAGTACTCAACAACATCGCTTATCGTCTGTGGTATAATTTCCTCTTCTAATAAGAATTTTAAATCTATTAACGAAATCGTGTTAAGATTAAGCTTCTTTATATATTTTTTCTTCTCCACAACGAGATTGTAACGGTGATTTATTCTTATTCAACTGGTTTCTTAAGAAACTTTTTCAGTCTAATATTTATAATACCGTTGTAACAATTCGGGTCAAAAAGCACTCTGCTCTCCATCTGAAGTCTTGCTTCTTCGTACGCACAGTCCCACTTAGATTTAGCCAAGAATAGTATTTCTCTCTTGAAGCTTTCTTTTCCATATTTCTGAATATCTTTTAATAACTCTTCTGACGAGCCCCAGTACTCTTTCCAATCAGAAGATTGCTTTTCATGCCGCTTATTTTTCTTGCCTTTGAGTGGTGGTCTCTTTAGAATCTTCCAGAAGAACTTTTTACCAATGTAATATTTACCAGTTGGTATATGGGTAATTTTATAGACGAAGCCTACATAGTCGTCTAGGTTAATATCTTCTGCCAAATTTTGCCAACTTACATCCACACTACACCTGTCCCGGTAATATGTCCGATGTGGGAAATATCTTCTTTTTTGTGAATAATATTATTCCAAAAAGCTCTCATTTCATTATTAAGATGGATATCATCAAATAATAAAAGCCCTTTATAGTTAATCTTTATAAGCCAATCATAAAAAAGCTTTTCATGTATACCATTATGATCAGTATCATACATTATAAATGGAGAATTTTTAATTAAATCCTCTCTTAAAAGAACATCTCCTATTATAAATGTGTAATTACTTGGAAGGGTACAAGTAATACTATTATTTAAATCAAAACCAGTTACCTTATTTTCAATATTTTCACTTAATGCGCAACCAGACATACCTTTTAAAACACCAACTTCAACCAATGAGGTTTTATTAAATTGGTAACCTAACCAAACAAGTAGCCTATAATGCTCAATTCCAGCTTGCATTGGTATATACTTTGCGTAATCATCTTCCTTTGGAATTCTATTAAGAACACCAGACATGTCAATACTATCAAGATCTTCTTTGGATGGCCAATTCATATTTTTTCTTTTTCTTATTTAGCGATTTGGGTCTTTTATTCAATCTAGTAGAACCTTTTGGAAATACCTGACGAGCGTCGTTACTGGCATACCAGTCTGTAGTTTGAATGGCATTACCAAAGCTACCCATACCACCCGGAGCATATGCATTTCCAAATGATGAATTAGTACCTCCAGCTAGGTTCATTTCAGAAAAGAATCTTTTTTCGTATGAGAGCATATAACTATTTATTTGCATTCTGTTTTTTATTGTATATAATTCCTTTATGAGTGTTGTTGCTGACGAAACGGTTCTCGAAAGATATAGTAAAGAACTAACTGATTTCTGTACTATTAATGAGTTTACTGTAAAAGAAAAACAACTTCAATTACCAGCATTTAAACACTTGTTCGTAGGCCGCCTTATTAGACATAAAATCTATGCTAGTAAGTTAAAGTCTCAAAAAGAAAAGCTCCGCTCTGAACTAGCCCACGCTGCTGCAAAGGCTGCTCCTGTAGCCCTAGACTTCTCTAAAGTGGAGAAAGCTATGGAAAGTAATGAGAAAATTGTGGATCTTAACAATCAGATATACTATAATACACTCATAATAGAGTATCTCGAAAAAGTAGAAAAAGTTCTTTCATCAATAACATATGATATAAAGAACATCGTCGAGATAATGAAACTTGAGACTACATGACGGTTTTAACCATTGATGTTGATAACAGACGTAATACTGCTTCTTTAAGTGGAGACTTTAAAGCAGTTAGAGAACACTTCTCTATAAAAAATAAGACTGCTGTCTTTGCTCGTAAACGGGGTTTCTTTGCACCGGAAAGAACATATGTTATTACACCAACTGGTAGAATAGAACCTCATTTCCATACTGTTCTTCAAAAATACGCTCAACAAAGTGAAGACCCAACTGAAATTGTCTTAACAGAGAGCTTTAAAAAGTTATTCTCACCCAAATTAAAGCTAGACTACCTTGATAAGAAATTACGTCTTGATTTACGTGATTATCAAACCGATGTAGTCCAAACTGCTTTAAAATCTGGTTTTGGTATTATCGAGTTAGCAACCGCGGGTGGCAAGACTCTCATAATGTCTTCTATCCTAGAAAACATTTATCATCAAAACCCAAACTTTAAATGTCTTCTCATTGTGCCTGATTTAGGTCTTGTTAATCAATCGTTTAATGACTTTAAAGATTATAACGTTAGCTTTACTTATAGTACTTGGACAGGTAGTTCTGAGTTGGATTTAAGTACAAATGTAATTATTGCTAATATGGGTATCTTACAATCTGAGATATCCGATACTGAATGGACGGAAAGCGTTGATCTTCTCATTGTTGACGAGGTTCACAAAGTTCGTAGAGGCAATAAGATCAACGACATTATTAAAAAGATCTATACTATTCATAAGTTTGGCTTTACTGGTACCTTGCCTGAAGAGGTATTAGATCAATGGAATATTTTTGCTAAGTTTGGAGATAGAATTTATTCCAAGATGTCTCACGAGCTAAAGTCTGAGAGTTATGTTACTCCAGCCAAGGTAACTGCTCTTGTTATTAATTATAAAACTGGCCCTCAATTTGAAAGAACTAAAGACAGCACACCAGCTGATGAGTATATTGCTGAGCTGAAGTTCTTGCTAACAAACGATTTTCGTAATGGGGTTATCAATCACCTAGTTAACAAGTTTGACAATAACTCTCTTGTTCTTGTGGACTTAATTGACCACGGTCAAGCCATTTATGATAAAATTACTACAAGCTCTACTACTAAAGAGGTTTATTTCATCAGAGGTGAAGTAGAAGTAGAAGAACGTAAGAGAGTTCAGACCTTAATGGAGAAGCAAACTAACGTTTGTGTAATTGCTATCTCTAAAATATTTTCGACAGGTATTAATATCAAAAATCTTCACTATTTAATCTTTGCTGGAGGTGGAAAAGCGAAGGTAAAGATAGTACAATCAATAGGTCGTGGATTACGATTACACGAAGATAAGAAAGAGCTTATCATTATTGACATTGCTGATAACCTAAAGTATGGCATGCAGCACTATCAAAAAAGAAAGCAGCTTTACAATCAAGAGAAAATACCACATACCTTTACTAACTGCCATGAAAAATAATTTACCAAAAATTAAGAAACCTGAAACCTTTGTGATGGATCCAACATCCAAGCCACCCAAAGAACAATTTTACGTTGATCCTAAAGAGTTTTATAGGCAGATAAAAGACTATTATAAGAGCGGAGAAATAAACGATTATTTGGCAGAATCTATCTATAAGATTGCAAAAGGTCTTTCTTACGCACCTAATTTTATTAATTATTCTTATCGAGACGACATGGTTGGTGATGCTGTCGTAAAGATGTATACAGCCCTAAAGAATAAGAAGTTTAACGTTAAGACCAAGGATAAAAACGGCTACAATTATAACCCGTTTAGTTACTTTACAACCATTGCATTCCACGCATTTATCACTAGAATTAAGAAAGAAAAGAAAGAGAAAGACACTATAGCCCTTTATCAAGAAGCGCAGTTTAGAGAGGCTATGCAATCCTTACCTAACGGTGATTGTGTTTATATCGATCCTGACAGGGAAGATAATTATAACGAAGCCTAGTATGACTTTAAAAAATTCCAAAGTATGTTGTTTTAGTGATTTACACCTTGGTGTCCATCAGAACTCTTCTCAATGGCACGATATTGCTATCGAGTTTGGTAAATGGTTAAAGAGAGAGCTCAAAGAACGGGACATCAAAGACATTATTTTTTGTGGTGATCTCTTGCATTATAGAGATGAGATTGCAGTAAACACTATTCAAGCTACTTCAGAATTTTTAAATCTTCTCAAAGAGTTCAACATAATCATGATTCCAGGCAACCATGATTGTTATTTTAAGAATAACTCTTCAGTACATTCTTTGTCTATATTAAAAGGTCATAAGAATATTACAGTGCTTGATAAGCCCACTACTGAGATTTTCTTCGGTAAGACGCTTACGTTTGCGCCTTGGGGTACTGATATGACCGAAATGCCTGCTAGTGATATTATTTTCGGTCATTTTGAAATTGCTACCTTTAAACTAAACGAGATTAAAATTTGTGAGCATGGTATGACTAGCGAGAACTTGTTATCAAGAGCTCCATTGGTTATCTCTGGCCACTTTCATACTCGTCAAGAAAGAGAGTATAGCACTGGTAAGATTGTTTATCTTGGTTCTCCATACCATATGGACTTTGGAGATTCTGGACCAAGAGGCTTTACAATTCTCGATATTGAAAACAATCAAATGGATTTTGTTCAAAACGATGTGTCTCCTGTTCATATTAAAGTTAGCCTTTCCGAAGTAAAAAACGATAGTGTTGTTCTTAACAAAAAGTTAGTCAAGAACAACTTTATTAAAATTATTGTTGATACTAATTATGAACCAGAAGAGGTTGAAGAGCTTATTAAAACTGTTAATACAGCTAGCCCTAACAACTTAACAATTGATTATAAGTACAATACAGCTGTACAAAAAATAGTGAGTGATGTTGACTTCGCAAGCGTCGATGTTGCAGACGCAATAAAAGAATTCATTAATAAGCTGGATATTGAGAATAAAAAGAGTATAATTGATTACACTTTGGAACTTTACCAGAAAAGTAAATGAAGCACGTCAATTTTAAAAATCTCACCATCAAGAACTTTTTGTCTGTTGGTGAGAAGCCTGTTGAGCTTACTTTTAAGCCAGGTCTCAACATTATTACCGGCACTAATAAAGATAAAGAAGATCGTCGCAACGGAGTCGGTAAGTCTACTGTTGCTGATGCTCTTTACTTTGCTATCTTTGGAAACACTCTTCGCGAGATCAATACAAAGTATATCAAGAACAATCTCACAGATGGTAAGGTCAAAGTGGCTCTAGAATTTGAGATCGTCTCTAATAATGTTACAACTGAAATATATGTTGAGCGTACTCTGAACCCGGCTAAGGTTTTTCTCAAGATTAACGGCGAAGATAAGACTCGCGATAGTATTGCTAACACCAATACCTATATAGAGTCTCTTCTTTCTACTAATGCTGATATCTTTCAGAACTGTGTTACATTGACTATCAATAACACTATTCCTTTCATGGGTAAGAAGAAAGGAGATAAGCGTAAGTTTATCGAAAGCATCTTTAATCTAGAAGTATTCTCTAGAATGTCTGATAGACTCAAGGCTGATATTAACGAAGTTAAGAACTCTTACAATACAGAGTTTACTCGTCTCAGTACTTTACAGTCTAACTATAATAGTCTTAACTCTCAAAGTGATTCCTTTGAAGAAGACCGTCGCAATCGACTCGAGAAGTATCTCAATAGAAAGAAGAACAACAATGCTGAATTGGCTGTTATTGAAGACTACTTGAGAGAGTTTAAAGATGTCTCAATTGCTCCTATTAAGGAGAAGATTGCTACTGCTAATGAGAACTTAAAGAAAACAGATACTAAAATTAATGAGTTTTTTACTAAGATATCTCAAGTTGAGACTGAAATTACTCATTTGAACCATCGTTATAAGACTATTGGTACAAAAGAGGATAAGTGCCCTGTGTGTGCAAGATCTATTCTTGATCATGATAGAGAGCATATCGATTCAGAAAAGAAGACTACTCTTGATGAAATTAATCAAAAGAAACAAGACAAACAAAAGATTGAAGCAGATAACCAAAAGTTTGATGCTGTAAAGGCTTTTGTTTGTAGTCAAATTAAAGATCTTAATCAGAAGCTTAAAGAGGCAGAACTAGAGCTTGTTAAGTACAAAAACAACTTAGAGCGTAAAGAACAGCTCAAAGGCTGGCTCACTACTTTGGACGATGATATCGATGTAGTCTCTAAGCAAGAGAACACCTATAAGAAAATCCTGACTGAATCTAAGAACAGCATAACTGAAAGCGAGACTAAGATTGAGACAATTAAGAATCTATCCAAGGTTCTCGATAACGTCAAGTTTGTTGTCTCTGAAGAAGGTGTTAAGTCTTATATTATCAAGAAGATTTTGCAATTGTTTAATAACAAGATTGCTTATTATTTGAGCAAGCTAGACTCTAACTGTGTTCTTACCTTTGATGAATACTTCGAAGAGAAGATTATCAATGATAAGGGTATTGAGTGTAGCTATAACAATTTCTCTGGTGCTGAGAAGAAGACTATTGACTTGGCATGTTTGTTTGCGTTTATGGATATTAGACGCTTGCAAGGTGATGTTGCATATAATGTTTGCTTGTTCGATGAACTGCTAGACTCCTCGTTTGATGAGAAAGGTGTAGAGTTGGTACTAGATGTACTAAAAGACCGCTCTGACATGTATAGCGAATGCTGCTACATTATTTCTCATCGCAAAGAATCTATTAAGGCTGCTACTGGAGAGATTATTTATCTTGAGAAGTATAATGGTCTTACTCAACGTATGGAATTTACTGGTCTGTAACTGTAAATAAAACAAATGATACGTCCTGGTTTTAACGTTCTTGGTCGCCCAACTATTGGAACTCCTTCTGTTAATACAAATAACACTATTGTTGAGTATGAAAATAAACCACCTAGAAAAGATCTAGTACAAGCAGAGACCCAACTTCCAAAGAGTGTGAACTTCTTGGCAGATCATTCTGGTTGTGGTTTTTGGCGATTGTTTTGGCCAGCTGATCAACTCAATTCAAGAATCGAATCTGTTGTTATGAATTCATGTCAGATGATTCATGACGAAATGTTCTTTAGTACCTTAAAGACTGTTCGTATTCAAAGACAGGCTACTGAGAATCAATACCGCTATGTAACTTATCTTGAGAAGATGAGAAACAAGTTTGGTTTCAATCTCGCATACGAAATCGATGACATTATGTATTACTCAGACATTCCTGAGTATAATAAATTCAAGCCTGGATTTAGTGACCCTAAGATTGCTGAGTTCTGCACAAAGATCATGCAGACTTGCGATGAGATTACAACCACTAATAAGTTCATTGGAGATTATTACGCTGACAAGACTGGTAACAAGAATGTAACTGTTATCCCTAACTATCCACCTCGTTGGTGGATAGGTAACCACTATGATGAGAAGAAGATTAGCCAGAACTTCGATAAGAACCGTAAGAAGCCTCGTATCCTTTATGCAGGCTCTGGTGCTCATATTGACGTTGAAGGTCGCTGCAAGTATAAGGACGACTTCTATCATATTAACGAACTTGTACGTAAAACAGTAAACGAGTTCCAGTGGGTATTCTTTGGAGCCTTGCCAATCCCTCTTGTTGATCTTTATAAGTCTGGTAAGATTGAATTCCATAATTGGACTAAGCTGTATGACTTCCCTGAGAAGATTGCTAGCCTGAATGCTCAGCTCATGATTGCTCCATTGCAAGACAATGTCTTTAATCAAGGCAAGAGTGATATTAAACTCATTGAGGCTGGGGCATTCGGTACTCCTGTTATTTGTCAAGACTTGGTAACCTACAAGGAGGCAGACTTTAAATTTAAGACTGGAGATGAACTTGGAGATCAGATTAGAAAAGTCTTGAAGCACAAAGACGACTACATGAAGTCTTCCAGAAAGCATAGAGCTCGCTCTGAAAAGCGCTTCTTAGAGAATCCAGAGAATCTGGGCAAGTGGAAAGAAATGTACCACTTCAAGTATGGTGTAGCAGAAAGAAAGCTCCTGAATGAATTTAATGGAATAGCTTGCGTTCCTGCGAGTGTTAGCGTATCATCATGATACGATGTACAGAAACGTAGCATATCGACAGCAAAATGGAGAGGGTGTTGTCTATCATTTCACGTGGGACGAAAACGGTAAACGAATTGTCACAGAACACACCGTTCGTCCCTATTACTATCGTGAAACAACTAGTGAGCGATCGACTCATACAAGCATCTATAATACTAAGCTTGAAAAGGTTAGTTTTGATACTGAGTATGATCGCAATACTTCTATTCGCTCAAAGGGTGGAGAAGATCGAGGAGTTATACGAGTTTATGAAAATCTTCGTGTCGAGCACCAATTCCTAGTCGACTATTATTGGAAGAACTGGGATAATATCAATCCAGTTGAAATGCCTCTTAAGACCTGGTTTCTTGATATTGAGGTGTACTCACCAGATGAATTCCCTGAGGCTTCTAAGGCAGCTCACCCTGTTAATGTAATTACGATTTATGATACTCTTAAAGAGAAATACTTCTCTTGGGGTTATAAAGAGTATACTCCTAAGTCTGCTGATCATGAATACTTTTGTTGTTCTGATGAACGAGACATGTTCAAGAAGTTTCTTGACTTTGAGGCTCTAGATTATCCTGATATTATTTCTGGTTGGAACTCAGAGTTTTTCGACTTACCTTACTTGATTAATCGTTTGGCTCTGCTCTTCGATGAAGATGAACCTAAGCGTTTGTCTCCTGTTGGACGTCTTCGTGCTCGTGAGATTAGAACTGCGTTTGGTAAACTTCAGACTAAGTGGGGTATTGAAGGTATCTCTTGCGTAGATTATATTGAGTTATATAAGACGTTTACTCAGCAACCTCGAGAAAGTTACAAGTTGAATGCTATTGCTCAGCTTGAGTTGGGTGAGGCTAAGATTGACTATGGTGAGTCTAATCTTGCATCTTTGGCAGAGAAGAACTGGGAGCTGTTTATTGATTATAACGTTCAAGACGTTAAGCTGCTTGTTAAGCTCGATCAGGCTAAGATGTATGTTAAGCTGCTTCGTACTTTGGCATTCGTTGGACTTACTCCTCTCGAGAATGCTCTCGGTACTATTTCTACTGTAACTGGTGCTGCTATTATTGAGGCTCGTAGAAATAATGTTGTTATTCCAACATTTGTGAGAACTGATGATGAGCGAGCTGAGAAGTACGAAGGAGCATATGTGAGTGATCCTCAGAAAGGATTTCAAGACTATGTTGTATCTTTCGATGCTAACTCGCTGTATCCTTCAGTTATGATTTCACTTAATCTTTCACCAGAGACTAAGTTCGGTAGTATTGTATCTAAGAATAAGGATTACGTTGTTGTAAGGGATGTCAACAACAGTGAATATAAGTTGACTCCAACTAAGTTCTTGGCCTTTTGTCAAAAAGAAGGTATTGCTATTACTAAGGCTGATAAACTATTCTTGCAGAATAAGAAAGGTATTTTTCCGACTATTACTGAGAGGTTCTGGCGAGTTCGTCAAGACTATAAGAAGCAATGGGATAAGACTCGAGCTCAACAATCTAAGCTTGATAAGAACTCCGAAGAGTATAAGAAGCTTAGCATTGAGGTTGAACGTCTTTGGATTCAGCAGCTTACCTATAAGATTTTGATCAATCGTATTTACGGATACTTTGGTAATAAGAGTTCGCCAATGGGTGATCCTGATATTGCTCGTTCAATTACTCTTACTGGTCAAGGAGTTATTAAGAAGAGTAACGAAGTTCTTAGACGTTATATCAAAGAGAAGACTAATATGACTGATCAAGAGATTGAGAAGTTTGATCCAGTTATCTATAACGATACTGACTCTGTGTATATTACCATTAAAGAAATCGTTAAACGTAATAAGATTAACTTCTTTAACGATAAAGAAGTCTCAGCTGAGATATACAATATTGTAAATGATATTGAATCTGTCTTGAATAAAGAGATTGTTGATTGGGCTAAGAACTGTTTGAACTCTAAAGACCCTTGGTTTAAGTTCAAGCGGGAGTCTATTTGTGATACTGGCTTATTCTTGCAAAAGAAGCGTTATGTATTGCACAAGCTTGATGACGAAGGTCTTAAGTGTAATAAGTTTAAGTATACTGGTGTTGAGGTTGTGAGATCTACAATGCCGAATCCGATCAAGCCATTGGTCAAGAAGTTGATTGAGACTTTGATCTTAACTAAGAGTTATCCAGAGACTAACAAGCTGTTTAATGAGACTTATGCTGTGTTTAAAGAGCTACCTATTGAGAGCTACGCACAGGTAATGGGTGTATCTAATTACGATCACTATGCATTTAAGTGTCAAGGCTTCAAGACTGTTAAGGGTATGCCTTATCATGTTAAGTCTGCATACTTTTATAACTTGTTGTTGGATAAGCTTAACTTGAAGCACAAGTATGAGCCAATTGTATCAGGTGATAAGATTCGATTTATTCGAGTTGAAGAACCTAACAAGTTTGGTGTTAAGTCAATTGCTTACAAGTATAACTTTCCAGAAGAGTTTAAAGAGTTTCTCAAGCCTGATGTTGACATGATGTTTGAGAAGATTGTAAGCAATGTTATTGAGAGATTTTATGAGGCTGTCGACTTTAAGTTTGCACCACCAGGACAGCAACTCAAGGCTAATTTATTTGAGTTGTTCTCTTGAAATCTTGAAAAAAGCCTTTATATATTATGAGTATGGAAAAGAAAAACCTAATTGTATTCGTTGATAACGTTGGTCGTAACATCTATGGTGAGCTTGTTTCACGTGAAGAAAAGTATTTCTTCGTTAAGAACCCAGCCATCATAAATATTGTGCCGAACCCTAGCTCTGGCCAGCTACAGGTCCAGGTGTTGCCTTACTTCTTTGGAGAGTTTCTAAAGAACAAGGAAGAGCCTAAGACTGTATGGAAGTTTAGTGCCAAGAGTGTGGTGGAGGCAACAGAACTCGACTTGGATGATAAGTTGGTCAGCCAGTACGAGAGAATGTTTAGCAACTCCAAGATCATTACTCCTGAGCGCCAGGTAACTCCTGCTGCTGCGGGTACTGCAGCTAAAGTTGTTAAACTATTTGAATAACAAATAGAAAACAATATAATAGAAAATATGAGTAAAGAAACGCAAAAAGCAATTGATAACGTATTTGAAGCATTAAACAAAATTAATCCTGAAGCAAACTATCTTTCAGAACAAACGCTTTCTGAAGTTAGTGAATTTATCGATACAGGCTGTTATGTACTTAACGCCATTATGTCAGGGTCTCTCCTAACTGGAGGTATTCCAAAGGGCCGAATCACAGGGTTTATTGGACCATCTCAGACAGGTAAGACCTATATTATCAACAAGATTCTCGGCAATGCTCAGAAGAAGGGAATGATCCCAGTCATTTTCGATACTGAAATTGCTGTTGAGAGTCGTGGTGCAGAAAATGTTGGTCTTGATCCTAAAAAGACAAAGCATGTACCTGTTGATACTGTTGAAAATTGCCGTAATCAGATCTTTGCTCTACTCGATGGTATTGAAAAGAATCCTAGTTTAAAGGGTAAGTTTATTATTAGCATTGATTCGCTAGGTAACTTGTCTGCACAGAAAGAACTCAATGACGCTGAGGCTGGTAAGTCAGCTGGCGATATGGGTTTGAGAGCCAAGCAATTGAAGTCAATGCTCAGAACTTTGACTTACAAGGCTGCTCGTACTGGAACTACTATTCTATTCAGTAACCATACTTACGATGACCCTGCTGCTATGTATCCGACGCTTGTAAAGAAGCAGTCTGGTGGCTCTGGTCCAATTTACATGGCTAGTTTGCTTGTGCAATTAGCCAGCCGTTCTGAAAAGCAGGACGATAAAAACGAAAACGATAAGATGCTCCCTGAGGCTAAAAACTATAGTGGTGTTACTCTCAGAGCTCTTACTGTAAAAAACAGATTTGTGCCTCCTTATCTTGAAGCAGAAATGTATCTGAACTTCCTTACTGGCCTCGATAAGTATGCTGGCATTCTCGGTCTTGCTGTTAACCATGGTGTTATTATTCAAACCGGAAGCACGTATACTTTGCCAGATGGAACCAAGTTAGGTTACTATAGCAAATTTAAGGAGGACAAAAATTTCTGGGACAATAAAATCATCCCTGAAGTAGAAAAGATAATTAAGGAAAAATACAAATATGGTAACTCCAGCACAAGTGCTAACATCGAAATCGATGAAGAGTTTCCAGATGAGGGAGGGGGTGTTGAAGATGGCCAAGACTAAAGAAATCAAGAAGGAAGTTGTAAAGGACGTAAAGAAGGAAGTCAAGAAGGGTAAGTAAGACTTCAACGAAAAAGGGCAACGATATAAAACTTGTTGCCCTTAATTTTGTTTTCATATATACTGTGTGTATGAGTAAGTGTGTAATTCCTGTTAGTGGTGGCATTGATTCAACGGTCATGCTTTATGATGCTGCTGCATCTAAGACCTATTCAGATATCTTCGCGATTAGTTTTTATTACGGTCAGCGTCATGCTACGAATGAGCTGGCTTGTGCAACTAAATCTGTTAATACTTTAAAGGAAAAGTACCCAGAGATTAATATCTATCACCGAAACATTGATCTAAGCTTCTTTGGTGAGATTGCTATTAGCTCTTCAATTACCAATAATGATATTGCTGTTGCTCAGACTAAAGATGTTCTTGGTGATCCACAGCCGGTTAATTATGTACCGTTTCGTAATCTAATGATGCTTTCTATTCTCTGCTCTTTTGCA